GCTGTTGCTCAACCCCAGCGTTGGGCGTGCCATCCATGTGGTGACGGGCGCGCCAAACGTGTGTATAATCGCCGCGAACAAACCTAACCGCGCCGCGTGATTGTCGCGGGCGCAAACGAGGCAGCTTGATGACGACATTCACGATCAAAAAAAACGACACCAGCCCGGCGATGCTGGCCACGTTGCAGGACGCCGGCGGCGATGCGGTCAGCGTAAACGGAGGTTCGGTGCGCTTCCATATGCGGCCAATCGGGTCAACGCAAGTGACGATAGATCAAGCCGCTGTCATCGTGACGCCGCTGTCGGGCTTGGTCCGGTACAACTGGCAAGCCGGAGACACGGCGACGGTCGGTTCATATCAGGTTGAGTTTGAGGTGACATATGCCGACGCAACCGTTGAGACGTTTCCGAATGACGGTTACATTCGCGTTGAAATCACCGACGACATAGCTTGAGGCGCTGCGATGGAACTTATCAAAACACTATGGCCAGTGGGCGTTGGCTTTGTCGCTTTCTTGGTTTGGATGATCAGGCTTGAAAGCAAGGGTCTGCAAAACGAACGCGAGATCAAGCGGCTTTGGAACCAACGCAAAGAGGACTTGGACGCAGCACGCGAGGACCGCAAGCGCATCCATCACGTCCTTGCGGAGATTCAATTTGACATAAAGCAACTCATCGGAAAGGTTGGCAAATGAGGCGCACATACGCTCACTTTAGCAAAGTCCCGCCCGTAGAATGGCCTTGGCATCATTTCAGCCCGCGCGAGATTGCCTGCAAAGGCACCGGCAAGCTGACCATCGACACCGAGGCAATGGACATGCTGCAACGCCTTCGCAGCAATCTTGGCAAACCGCTGATCCTGACATCGGCATATCGCAGCCCAGAGCATAACCGCAAGGTTGGCGGGGCCAAGGCTTCTAAGCACATGGAAGGTATCGCGTTCGACGTCCGCATGGACAACCACGATCCGCACACGTTCGAGGCTGCGGCCCGCGCTGTAGGCTTTACAGGTTTCGGCTACTATCCTAAGTCAGGGTTCGTGCACATCGACACGGCAGAGCCGCGTAGCTGGGGGACACATTGGCCGCTATCACCCACATCGTGGCCCACAGAGCCGCCACGACAGCCTGAAAAGCTGTCCGAAGACACGGACGCCAAAGCAGCCGCTGGTGCCGGTGTAGCGGGCGCTGTGGCCGTTGCCGCTGACTATCTGCCGGTGTTGGGTCAGTTGGCCCCCACGGCGCAGCTTGTAGCCGTTGTCGTGGCCGCTGCGTTCATTGGCTACATGCTTTGGCGTCGGACGCGTTGAATGTTTCTGCGCATAAAAATTTGGCTTGCCGCCGCTGGTGCGCTTTTGATCGCTTTCGCCGCAACATACTGGCGCGGAAAGTCCAGCGTGGCCGCAGCCGCAAAACGTAGGGAGCTGGAAATCTATGTTGGAACCCGTGAACGCATGGACAAAGTTACTCTGCCTGACGATGATCGCCTTGACGACTGGCTGCGCGATAGGTCCAAGCGCTGAGGCGATCTGTGACGGCACCGACAATCTGCGCACCCAACATGCTGCGGCGCTTATTGAAGACGGTGGGCCGCAATCCAAAAGGTCAGGCGTTGCTCTTATCGCCACAATAGATGCAGGCTGCGGGTAATGATCGCCCGTGGCCTATTTCCGGTGGTTATAGCCTTCGGGCTATCTTCTGCCGCAAATGCGCAGGCTTGCTTTAATCGCCAGCACCTTGAGGCTTTTTTGAAATCTGAATTCAACATGTCCCTGATGTCGTGGGGCATCACAGCCGAAGGCAATATGATTGAGTTGTGGTGGGCTGAGAACGGGCATTTTGCAACTGTCACGACAACGCCGCGCGATTGTGTTAGCGTGGACATGCCAGAACACCTGCACGAACGCCTCCGCAGGCCACCGCAACGCAACTTTGCAGCGCCGATCAAGCCACTTGACCGTGGAGAACCTCTTTAATGCCAACACCACCTATTGACCCAGCCCTGTTGCAGGAGGCGATTGACCTTTGGCGTGAGCATGGCAGATCCGTTCGAAAAGCCGCTGACGCTTCTGAGCTAAATTATTACACCTACGCATCCCGGCTGGAGAAAGCAAAGAAGCTAGGGATGCATCTAGACCCAGCGGTTCGTGACAGCATGAGCGCGGTCGGGACGGGCATGGTCCCTGCGCTGATTTGGGCCAAGACCAAATCGCAAGACGGCACAAGTTATTCAACGCTGCTGAAGCCTGAGCAAGACACGCCAGACAGCATCGCAGACCGCCTACGGACGGCGCTGGAGGGCATGGAACCTGCATTGCCTATATCGGCACCAGAACAGACGCTTGCCAACCTGCTGACCGTGTATCCTTTGGCTGACGTTCATGCTGGAATGAGGGCGTGGGGCAAGGAAACTGGCGAGGATTACGACACGGACATTGCAAGCAACAGGGTGCGCGAATGGGTGGGCCGGGCCGTTGATGCATCCCCAGCATCTGAGACGGCGGTTATCCTTGGTCTGGGCGATCTGCTTCACGCCGACGATCAGCAAAACATGACGCCCCGATCCAAGCATGTTCTTGATGTGGATACTCGGCATTTCAAGACGCTGGACGTGACGATACAGGCGTTGGCCTATGGCATCGAATATGCTGCTCAGAAGCACGCGCGGGTCATTGTCCGCATTTTGCCCGGAAATCATGATATAACGGCTTACATGGCGATCATGTTTGCCCTGCATGAGCGTTACCGCGAAAACCCGCGCATTGAAGTCCAGAAAATACCGGGTGAGTTTTTCGTGATGCGGCACGGTAATTGCCTTGTCGCTGCGCACCACGGTCACGGGGCCAAGCCAGAGCGCATGGTTATGTTCTTGGCGGATGAACACGCAGAGGATTGGGGCAAAACCCGTCATCGGTTTCTGTTCACCGGGCATCTGCATCATTTAAAGATGGCCGACATTGGCGGCTTGCAATGGATGCAGCTTAGGGCTATCACGGCAAAAGATGCCTATGCGGCAGGCAAGGCTTATTCCGCGCGGGCATCTTTGGAAGCAATCACATTTGACGCCGATCAAGGCGAGATACAAAGGGTCAGGGTTTCAGCATGAACGAACGCAGCCGGATATTGACCGAGGCTGACGCGCTGGTGAATGGCGACCGTCAGGCAGACTACGGGACACCGCAGGAAAACTTCGCCCGCATTGCGCAGATGTGGTCAATTATTCTGGGGCATCCTGTTCGCCCCGATCAGGTTGCGCTGTGTATGGCTGGCCTAAAGCTGGCCCGGCTGGCTAATGGTCCGCACCGGGACAGTTTTATTGATGGCTGCGGATACCTTGCTCTGGCCGCAGAGTTGTCGCCTGACAACCTATCTGAGCATCTCAGCGACTAGGGGCAGGAACCCGTGATCGGGGCCGTTGCGTTCTACCCAAGCCCGTTTGTTGTTGTGTATCGCCATCAAACCATCTTGATGGCAGAGTTTGCATAGTGGAATGGTATCAAAGTCGCTGGCCTTGTGCGTGCCGTATCGGTCACAGATCACATGATGCACATCTGACGGGCCGGGCTTGCCACATATAACGCATGGAAGCTGCTTGACGCGGGCCATGTGAGCGCGCGCCTTTGCTGTGCCGCGTTCCGGCTTTGGTTGTTTTAACCCAAGAGGACCGCGACCGGTGAGGTTCAAAGCCAACGCTCCCATTTATGGCAGGCCGTGTTTACCTGCTTTGCCAGATCGTAAAGGTCAGTCACGCGCGCCTTGCTCTTTTTGGCGCGGTGGATGCCGGCTGCGATGCGATCCTTTTCTTCATATAGCGCAGATAGCTTGTTACGGGCAATCGGGGCCATGATAGGCTTGAGCATCCAGCGCATCACAGCATTCCTAGGGCTTGGCGATACAATTCTTCGATTGCATCTTCTTCGGCCAAAACATCGGCACGCTTTTTGCGCAGAGACACGATCTTGCGGATAGTCTTTACGCAGTATCCGCTGCCCTTGGCTTCAACATAAATTTCCGCGCGGGCTTCGGTTTCGTCAGAAATCCGCGCGTTTTGGTGTTCGATGCGTTCAACGATTGCGCGCAATTCATCGGCGGTGACGTTCTGTGTGGTGTTTGTCATGTCATGCTCTTTCATTTGTAGGTTTTCTTCGGTGGTGTCTTTGGAAGCGCAGCAATGGCTTCGCGGCCTGCTGCGGTGACGCGGTAGTAAGGCGCTGTTTTTGGTAAAGCAAAAGGCGTGTTATTTTCAACTGCAACACGTTCAATCCAGCCAGCACGCGCGCAACCAGACATGGTTCTGCTTTGGGCGCGAATGTCTTTGGCTTGAAACGGGCCATCGATGGTGTGCATGGCAAGCAATGCATACCAGCGAGAATGTGTAAGAGTCGGTTTCATGCGTTTTTCCTTTCCGACCATTCGACGTCATGCCTTGATCCGTATTCGTAAATGACTTCAATCAGGTCGCTCATTTGTTTTTTGTTTAGCTTTGATGTCCGAAAGCCCAGTGGAAATGGTCCGCTGCCGTCAAGCCCGCCTGCAAACTGCACCTGATGACCAAGGCTGTGCATAAATGCACATTTCCAAGTTTCTGGCGTCCATTTTCTTCCTTCGGGCTTTGCCAAAGCAATGTCTGTCAGCATCGCCCACATCTTAGCGTTCTGGTCCAGCGTCCGATCCCCGCCAGCGATCGTCACCGTGGAATAGTCCGGTGCTGCGTCGATCAATTGGTGGGCATACATGCGCTGCCGTGGACCAGTCAGTCGGACCTTGTAGGGCATCACCTGGCCCCCTGCGATTCCCAGTGATCCAGCATGACACGGATCACATCTTTGCGATTCATATTCAGCGCTTTGACGGTTTGGTTCAGCGTTTCCCATGTATCAGTTTTCGCAATACCGCCTGCGGCTTGTTCGATGCGCTCAAATGTGTCGATGATGTCATTGCGGTGCATTAATACGCCTCCTTTTCCTGCCAGCGCTTCACGCCCGCGATGTCGGTGTGTTTGTGGTTCTTGGCGACGTAAGCCTCGATGAAAGCCGTCACTGCATCCCGGTCATTGCCTGCGATCCAATGCAGGGCGGCGCGGTGGTCCTCGATCTCGTAGCGGTGGATTGTCCGCATGCCCAATACCTTGTCTTTCTGCTTGGCACTGGCATCTGCAAGCGCCTGCTGCGCCT